AAGATCTGTTTTGAAATACATCATAAGTTGCACCTAAATAATCTTTAAATTTACCACCAAATAAATCTTTAAATTCTTTTAATTCTTTTTTGTCTAGCTTACCACCAACCTCTGTAAATAATTTACCCCATCTAGTTCTAATATTAGACAAACCTCCAAAGATAGCAGTCTCTATTTCTTTTGCTTGGTCAGCATTCTTTGCAAACTTTGCTATTTTTTCTGATACTTTTGCTTTTTTAGCTGCATCTAATGCGCCAAAGGTCATTACGCCTTCATCATCTAATTTAGGATTACCTTCTAATAATAACTCATTAACGTCGCCTAAAAATGTATTTCTATTTTTAGCATTTTGTTTATTAAAAATAGTTCTAATAGGTGGAAATAGTTTATCTATACTAATATCTATTTCTCTTGACGTGTTTCTTGCAGCTGCTGCATCACCTGCTCTTAAACCTATTTGTTCTCTCTCCATTTGAAAAAACTCTGGAGTCTTGTCGCCTCGTGCTCTAAGTTTACCACCAACTTTATCAATCCACTTATCTATTTTGCTATTGTTAACATCTAATTTTTTATTTCTTTGTGCAAGTTTTTTAATTCCTGTGCCTACACCTCCAAGAATACCGGTAAACAATGCACCCTCTGTACCAAACTTAACTCTGTTTAATAACTCTCTACCTGGATCGTTTTCATCATCTTGTAAATCAAACGCTAATGAACCTGCTGCTTCTACGTCTCCAACAAATACACCTTCAGCAATACCGCCTGTAACAGCACCAGCTAATAATTTAGCGGGTCCTGCACCTCTCATATTTTTTACGGCTGCAGCTAGCTTAGGACTGTTTGCTTTTAATAACGTACCAGTCTTACCTGCATTGATTGCTTTCTCTGCAAGTTTGCTACCAAGTTTAAAACCATAACCACCTGGTATACCAATGTTAACTAATAGTTCTGTAATTTTTCCTGCAGCTGTTGCTTCTGCTTTCTCGTCAAATGTTGTAAGGTCGTCAAAGAATTGTTCTACTTCAGCAGCTTTGTTTGTACCTGCTCCAAGATCTATAAGTGTTGCGCCTAATGAAAATAAACCTTTAGGTATTGCAAGAGCACCAGAAACAATCCCGGATAGGACCGATTCAATTGTGCCTACTTGATTGTAATCTTCGGCCATGATTCCCCCTATTCTTCTCTACCGAAATTCCACCATTTTTTATCTGAAGTAGATGAAGTAACTATTTCTTCTTTTAGAATTTTTCCGTTTTCATCTAGTTCAATAATTCTACCTTTAACAGTGTAGACTCCAGCTCCATCAAAATCTGTTGATTTAACAAAGTCACTTACAGATTTATGTTCTTTAGAATCAATTGTTCCTCTGTAAGTATTATTATCATAAGCGTCTTCTATACCTACTAATTGTTGTGCAACATATTCAGTAAGTTTATTACCTTTTAATTTTTGTTTTTCCATACCTATAGATTTTGCTTCTAAAAGATTTGTTGCTAAACCTTCTGCCTTTCTTGCAGCGTCCGCATCACTATAACCTCTGTTTTTAAAATAATTATAGTTTTGATTCATTGTCCCAGTTCCTTCTTTACTAGCTTTAATTTGTTCTAGTTTTAAATCTTGTTGAGCCTGCATTAAGTTTGCAGCTTCTCTTAATTTTTCTGGTTTGTCATATGACTGACTTGTTTCTGCAATAATATCTGAGACTAAATTGTCCGCGCCCAAGCCTGTTCTAGATATTCTTTGACCTGCTTTAATCATTGCATCATACAATGCATTTTTCTGTGCACGGTCATAGCCTAATGATTCTAAAATAGAATTAACTTTTTCTTTTCTAGTTGGTGGGTCTTTAGGTGTATCATCCTTATCACCAGATAATTTTACATCTCCAGCTGAAAATTGTTGTCTTCTATCATCTGCATCAGTAAATTTTAAGGTTTGATTTTTTCCTTCTGCTCGTGCTTTAGCTTTTAAATATCCTTCTGATACACCTGGCTCCCCTAAACCTTTTATAAATTCTTTAGTAGTTTCATCTATACCTGGTTCATATCCTATGTAACCTTTCGGAGGTATAGTTACTACTTTACCATCAACTATTTTAGTTGTAGCAAAATCAGAATCTAAAACATTAGAACCTATCTCGTCTGTTGTGTTAAAAATATTTTTCTTAGGTGCTGTAATTTTTTTAATTGGAGGCTGTTTAAAACCTTGATTATTTAAATCTTGATCATATACTTGACCTGCTTTCATAAATGCTTCTGCATTTTGTAACATTTTATTTGTAGTCATTTTATTAGGATCATTCTGTATTACAAGACCAGGGGGTAGTGCATAACCCTGTCTTCTAGGTTCTTTAATACCAGACATAATCCCTTCTTTAATAGGGCCACCGTATCTAAACATTGGTCTATTTAAAACTTTCATTTTAATTATCTCCTGGGAAACCAAATATTTTACCGTACAATCCACCGACCCCTAGTGCTGTACCAATTGCTTGTGACATTGGGCTAATCGGTTGTGGTTGTGCGTAAGGTGCTGATGCAACTCCACCTGATAAACCTGTTAAACCTTGTCCGTATTGTGATAATCTACCATATGGTTCGTAAGCTGCAGTTCTAGCTGCTTCTTGATCTGCTTGTAATCTAGCCTGCTCCAAACCTTGTCTTAAAGATCCTAATTGTCCTAGTGCTCCAACGTCTGCACCAAATCCTGCTCTTTCAAAATTAGATAACCCCATTTGCGCTGTGCCTAACCCTGATTGTAATCCAGCTAATTGACCACCTTGTGTAAATGCTGTTTGTGCTGCTTGTTGTGCGTTTTGAAATCCTGATTGTAACATTTGTGCTCTTAATGCTTCTCTATCTGCTAAAGTTCTTGCATCGTATTCACCTAACATTGCACCTTCTCTACCACCACCAAAATTACCTGTACCTACAGCCGCATCTTGAATAGCTTGTCTATCGGTGCCTCTTGATCTATCAAATTCTGTAAGTGTCGTGTCAATAACTTGTTGTTGATATGGTGACATAAAAGGTTGATAAGCTGATGCTCCAGTTAATGCACCTAATCCACCAATTGTAGTTGCTGCTTGTTGTTGTGCAGCTTGTGCGTCTGCTAAAAATGGTTTATATGCTCCTACACCTGCCTCAGCAATATCTATTGCTCTAGTTTGTAATGGATCTTCACCGGCAACAAACCTTCTACCAGTAAATTCACCTGTATCTATTGGTACGCTGTATGCGCCTTTAGCCTGTGTAGCAAAATCTTTTGCGTAATCTTGTAAAAAATCTGGTGTTGCCATTATACTACCCTTGTTTCTAATTGTTTCATGTTATCATACATAGCTTGTGCTCCTTGTGATTCTTTAGAAACCTTACCACCAGCTTCTAAATGATCCATTAAATTTTCCATAACTTCAGCGCCTTTATCTATATCTCCACCACCTGCGTTTCTAACAGCATCTGCGGTAAATACAAACTCATTTACACTTAATCTTGCAGGCACATCATCTGCTTTTTCTCGTTTACCTATTGGTACAAATCCACCTTCAGCTCTATAATCTTTTTCCATACCACCTAAATTCATTAGCCCACCTTCAGCCATCATCATAGGCATTTGTGGTTCTGTTTGTATTGTTTCTGCTTCAGTGGTCATTACATCTTCTTGTTCAGGTCCCTGTTCCCCGGACGCTTGTTGAAGAACCATCATTTTAAATTCTGGATACGATAAGTCACCACCCTGTGCTACGTATTTTTGATATTCTTGTCTTAAAAATTTTTCTGCTTCAGGCGGTAATTGTATGTCTTCTGTCATAGAAGCTGCTTCAACTAATTCTCCTTGTTGATAACCTTTACGCATTAATGTTGGTAAACCTAAAGATAATTCGTCTTCTTCATCTTCAACTCTCATGCCACTAGCATGACCTATTCTACCACCTTTAGCTGCAGGTTGATAAAAACCTTCTTGTACATATTTTTGATTAGGTAAAAAAGTCATATAAGGATCCTGGGCTCTTGCCATTGCTAGCGCCATCCCTGGAGGAATATAAGACTCGTCAACTTCCTCTTCTATTTCTTCATAAGGTCCTACACCAAATGCTTTTTGTAAAAAAGGTGTTGCAACTGCTGTTGCACCTAAACCTAGTGCTAAATTTTTACCACTAAAACCTTCAGTACCAGGTACCATGGATGCCAAAAAAGAACCAAATTTGTTTCCACCAGAAAAAAATCCTAGAGGTTGTCTTTCAAATATTTTTTGACCAAACTTATCTACCCCTAAAACTTTAGGAGTTCCTGCTGCTCTAGCACTCCCTATAAAAGCAGGCAGCCTTTGAAATAAACTTGCTTTACTAGCACCAAAAGGAATCATACCAAGGCCACCAATAATAGCGGCTTTACCTAATGGACTTTTAACAATTTTCTTTACACCACGGACAGCTTTCTTAACTAAACTTCCTAATCCGTACATTTGTCTGGGTTGTTGCATTCTTGAAATTGCCATAATTTTACCTTAATCTCCTACTTTATTACGTTTTACTTAGTAAATCAAGAGGTGGC